TTTCATTGCAACTTTAGTAGTAAGTTCACCTAGATTAACATAAACTTCTGGACCTGTACCATCTGTAACAGGAGCAGAATCCATGTTAGATATAACTTTTCTTATCTTTTTAAGAACAGTACCTTCAGTTTGATTTGCACTATTAAAATCAAAAGTCTCATTTATAAAATAATTATTTTTATCTTTTTGTAAAGAGAAACCACCAACACTAAACACAGCTTTCATTACTGGGTCAGTAGCAAAGTCATACATTATTTTTGCATATGCTAATGGACCTGTTCCATATGCAGCATTAACCTCATCTTCTAATTTCTTTTTATATTCTGCTGTATATTTTTCTCCAGTTAAACTTTTAAATTCTCCAACTAAAGCTTCAGCACTTACACCTCTTTTTGTTAAAGGATAATCAGTATAATGTGTATAAGTTCTACCATCATCTAATGCTTTCTTAGCTGTTAATTGTAATACATCAAGTGTTTTTTTATCAAAATCTGCTGTAGTAAAAACATCTCCTTCTTTTTTACCAAACCAATTAGTCCAAAAACTTTTAGCTAATAATTTTACAGGTGCAGATACAATTTTGTTATTGTTAAATTCATCTGACTCAATTGTTTTTGCTATTGTATTATCTTTTTGTTCTGGTACTTCAACTATAGCAGCTTCTGCTTGACTAATAATACTAGGAAACTTTAATCCACTATCTTCTTTTTCTAAGATAGGTTTCTTTTTAGGAATAATAATATTTTCTGATACAGGTTTTTTCTTTGGATAAATTATTTTTTGATTAGGTACTACCACTTCTTTTGGAGGTAAGTCAGAAACAAATATTTTATTTGGATTTTCTTTTATTTCTTCTGTTTTTAAATCATCAACAATACTTGCTATTGTAATTTCTTTTTTTTCTTTAACAGGTTTTTCTTTTATCTCAACTTTAATTGGTTCTTGTTCATTACCAAGAAAAGTTTGATATTGTTCTTCTGTTTCATCTGCTCTTCTAGTATTATAAAGATTACCTTGCCATTCAAATGTAGATTCTTTTTCATTTCTAGCAGTTGTAAAAGCATCAGCAGCAACACCTTCACTAAAAAAGTTTCTATTAATTGTTTATTCTCGTTCTAATTCAGGTATTAAAGCTGTAGGTCCAACTGTTACTAATTGTCCAGTATTAAATTTTTTTCTTTTGACAAATCCACCATCAGCAAAACTAATTTTATTATTTGAACTACCAGATTTACCAACACTAGCACCTTTAGGAAACCAAAGTTTTTTAGCCCAATTTCTCCACTCTGGAAAGAATAATATTTTTTGGTCTATTATATCCATTGCTCTATCTTTTTTACCTGTTGCAAAAGATTGTGCCATATCAAATATAGATGCACCCATATTAAACATAGGAGCAAACGCATAAAAATCTCCTGCTTTTGAACCCGGACCTACAAATCTATTGTAAAACAAATCACTTAACCAACCCGGCATACCAGATAGTTGCCATGATTTTGCTGCTAGTTCACCAGTATTATATTGATAATCAGTAGAGACATCACCATGTTTTGCAATTTCTCTTAGCTGTTGAATACCTGCATATACAGGAAGAACAGCAAGAGTTTTAATTAAAGTTCTTGTATTACCATTTTCAATTCTTCTTAGTATAGCATTTGTTGTTGCTGATTTTGCTTGAGTCCATGATAAGAATTGTCCTAATGCTCTAACAAAAGGATTTTTACTTTGAGTAAATAATAATCTATTTCCTACTTGTGGAATTAAAGCATCTCTGTTTGTTGAATTAAATCCTGCTTTATTTAAAATATCAAATGCATTTTTATCTTTTGTTAAAGCCCTTAAATTTTTAAATTTTCCTATATTAAGTGCTTGATTCTGTGTCACACCATATAAGTTTAAATCTACAAGTATTTTTTTAGCTTGTTTATTTACATTCTTTCCACCATTAGTTATTTTAAATAGTTTCCTAGACATATCAAACACATCATAAGTACCTGCATTGTATGCAAATCTTCTAACATAACCAGTTAACCATTCTAATCCTAGTCCTTTAAATGCTAAGTTATTATAAAAATTAGTTGTAGCTAAATCTTTTCCTTTAACACCAAACTTTCCCATCCAAGAAGTATTTAATATAATTTCTTCTGCTTCTCTACCTGCACTTTTTTGTAAAGATTCTTTTGTATAATTAACAATATCATAATTTAAATTTCTTGCAAAACCTTTTTCCCAAGTAGCTTTAAATAAATTTGTAGCTCCTATACCTTTTATTGCTGAAGTATAGTTAACAGAGTTTTGAAATATTTGTGCTATATCACCTAAAGATGTAATACTAACTCTACCTAACATGTTTAAATTACTAAGCATAGTAAGAACACCAAAAGTAGTAGGAAATATATTTCTATTTTTTATTCCATATCTTCCAAAGTATGCATCAACAGTATCAAACACTAATCTAATTTCATGTTTCATAGCTTCTTGAACTTTATCTGAATTTGTAATATTTAATTTAGAATACTTATCTTGTATTTCTTTAATCATTGGTTTTAAAAGTTGTCCACCTTTACCAAATTTCTGTGCAAATGAAATTGATTTTACAGAATCTTGAATAATTTTTGGAAGTATTAATTCTAAATCATTTATTAAAAAATTATTTTTTTCAAGTACTTCTTCAACTATTTCATATTTACCAGAAAGCATTCTGTTTTTTGTTATGTGGTCAGAGATAGGAGTAAAAATTAAATCTTCTCCTTTTCTTGATTCACCTCTACCAAGATTATTTATAAATTTATTAAAAGCATTTTCATTTATAACAGTATTATTTGTTATACCATTATTTCTTTCAAGATATGTTATAGCTTTTTGTTCTGCTTTTGCAGTTGTAAGATTATAATTTTTTTTAAATATATCTGTAAATATTTCTCGTGCTTTAAGTGGGTCTTTATTAATTGCTTCCCAGTTTAATACTCTTGGAAAATAATTATCTAAATCTTTTGTAGAAAAGAAACCTGCATCATTATACAAAGTTTTAAACTCATCCATCCAAGATTTAATTTCTTTAGATGCATTTAAAATATTTTGATTAGAATTTTTTGCTAGTTCTTGATTACCTCTAACAATAGATATAGCAATGGCTCTATCTTCTGGTGTATATTTATTAATTAACTCAGAAGATTTTCTCATAAAGTATGCTTCTAAAGCTTCTGATTGTGACCATACAGATTTACTTGACATTGGGTCATCTATCTTTGGTAATAATAATCTACCAATTTTTTCTGTTGTTCCACCAAATGAAGCAAGTTTAGTTACAGTAGTACCTGCAGTTATTTCTCTTAATTTTTGAAATGTTAATTGTACAGAATGGTTATCTATCATTTTTAGAAAACCTGTTTTTTCTGCCCCAATTCTAGTACTGTTTTGAATTGTTTTTTGAAAAGCACCAAGAGCAAAACCTGCTGCTGCCCAATATGCAAACTGGTCTTCAACATCATAACCTAAAACACTAGCACCTACATTTGCTGAAGCACCTGTTGCTGCTCCAACTAAAGGTCTAGTTATATTACTTAGTACTGCTTGTAATACTTTACTTGCAGTTCCTTGTTCTGATTTTAAAGCTTGAAGAATTAGTTCTGTTCTTTTAGATTCTAATGAATAATATTTATTTAATCTTTCTGTTTGTCTTGTAACTAATCTTTCATTATTTACTTTATATGCTTCTCTTGCTGTTTTAATTTGACTTCTAATATCTAATATTTTTTTACTATATGCTTTTGATGCTGCATTAATAGGGTCTTTAATATATGTTTTTTGTATTTGTTTTAAAACTTTTGAAGCCGGGTCTTTAGCTACATTTTTAAGTGGTTCTCTTAATATCTTTCTTTGTTTTGCTAAATCAAAAGCTTCTTTATATAATTTACTTTTAAGGTCAATAAATTTTTTCTTAGCATTTACTACAGGAGCATAAAAATTATTAACATTCTTAACTCCAAATGATAAAACTAATTTATCTATTTCATTTGTAACATTTTTAATTGATTCTTTTTTTGCAATTGTTTTAATTAAGTTTTGTTCTACTCCAGTAAATTTATTAAAGCTTCCTAATTTACCATCTATATACATGGCAACATCATCAGCTTTATCTTTTAATTTATTAGGTAAATACTTACTAATAACTTTTGCACCTATAGGCATTACTGTACCAATTGCACCACCAATAGCAGCACTCTTAGCTATATCACCATAAGATGTTATTTCTCCTTGAGTTGCTAATTGATTAATTAAAGTATCACCACCAAGTAATGCTGCGTTAAGTACAGCAGAACCACCAATACCACCTGCTAACAAAGGAGAACCAAAATAATAACCACCAATATAATATGGGTCAGTTACAAATGATGCCATCTCTCCTATAAAAGTATAAGTACCATCATACTTACCATCAAGCATTTTCCAATGTTCTTTTTTAAATGCTTCAACTCGTTCTTTTTCTCTGTCAACAGCAACTTCTTTTACATCTCGTTCCGAATCAAACATAGCTGTAAGATAATTAACAGGTATATCATACAGTAATTGTCTAGCTACCCATGGATTTTTTTCCCAACCATACTCTAATTTTTCTAAAGTAGAAGGTTCAGATATTGGTTTTGCATTAGCAAAAATACCATCATCATCTTTTGTTTCGATAGGTTTAATTTTTTTAAGGGATTCAGAAGACAAAGGAATTGCGTTCTCAAAGATTAATTTATCACTAATCATTGATTCGTTATTAGTTTCTGTATTGTTAGGGAGATTTTTTTCTTCGGATTTCAGAAGTTCTATATTTTCTGTTGCCATTATAGACTCCTATTGACTTTTATATTTATCGTATTCAGATTGTAAATATGGATATTTTTTTAATGTTGCTTCAATTTTTCCTTCTGCTTCAAGTTTTTTAAAAGATTTAAAACCTGTACCATCAGTAATTCCTAGTTCACCACCTTCAGTTACAACTTTTATTTCATTTACTGTATCTTTTGGTAATTCACTAGTAGTTTCTTTTTTTGTAGTATCAACTGATTGTAAAAATTTATTTTTATAAGTACCACCATCCATAATAGATGATTGAATAAAGTTCATAGCACTAACTAATTTGTTAGTAGGATTCATTGCATTATTAACTTCCCATCTATCTTGAATTTTTGCAGCTTCATCCATAATAAATTTTTCATATTGACTTCCAATACTTAATTTAAATTCATTAGCATTATGTTGAGTATCTCCAATAGTTATTACTCCATCTTGACCAACAACATTATAACCTATGATACCAACAAAGTCAGCATTTTTTCCATCAGTATTTGTATATGTATAACTTCTTTCTTTAAATACATTAGCTACCATTCTATTAATTTCAGCTACATTAATTACTTCACCAAGAGTATCAGTCTTATAACCATTTGCTGCTAATAATTCTGCAGACATAGTTGACCATACTTGATTATAAACTGTTTCATAAGTTTTTAAAATTCCTCTAGCTGCATCATTAATACCTTCTATCTCAGTATCATTTTTAGTTAATTTAAAATTAGATTCTGTCGTTACTCCTAATCCATCACTTGCTCTAATAAAATTTAAAAAGTTATCTCTTTTATTTACACTATCCCAAACAACTTTATCTTTTAAAGTGTTAAATCTATTTACATAATTTGGATTTTTCTTTTTAAATACTTGATAGTTAAAGTTAGATAAAGGACTTGCATCACCTACAACAGTAGAAATATATGTTTTATCTTCTAATGCTTTACCATCTTCATCTAAAAAAGTTTTTATATCTTTACTACTTTTTTGGTCAAGTTCAGCTACATATTCTCTTGCATCAACTGACTTAGGTTCTTTATTAAACAATTGTCTAATTTCATTTCCTAAAAAACTAGTTGTATTATTTTTAATATTTTTAGATTCTTTATCCCAAAATTCTTTACTCTTAAAGAAATCAGATTGCTTTGGTTCATTAAGAATAAAATCTTTTCTATTAATTTGGAAACCAGTAATTTCACCTTCATCATTTTTAACATCTGTAAAGTTTTGAGTGTAAGATGAAATTAATGAATCAATAGAACCATCATCTCTATCAGTAAGAATTTTATAAATCTCTGGTTGTTCAGCAGCAGCTATAACATGTGCTGCATTTGTTTTATCTAATTTAGCTGCAGTAGAATATGCTGACTCAAGTTTTTCTAACTTAGCAACTTCAGTATCATACTTAGATATTTTTCTTGAATATCTATCTGCTGCTAATGTTTGATTAAGTTTTTTATCTTCTCTAAAATTAACTAAAGCTTGTTCAAACTCAGCTTGTTTTCCTTTTAAATCGCCTTCTGCGATACCTGCTCCAAATGAAAGCCAATCAAATGCCATATTATTCTCCCTCTCCTAACTCTTCTTGTGAAGGTAGGTCTTTTACTCTAGCTAATATTGAAGTAGGTACACTATCTTTATTAACTGTTGGTTTTGGTAATTGTTGTTTTGCAGAATCTATATCTTCAATATCAATAATATCATTATCCATACCTTCATAAATAACTGGTTCAATTTCATATTCTTCTGCTATTGCAATAATTAAATACATTAATGGTTCTAACATTAATAACATTAAATCACTATTATATTTTCCAACTGACATACCTCTGTATGCAACCATTTGTGCAATCTCATCTACAGGTTGTCCATTGTTTAATAAATTTAATAACTCAAGTAATGATTTTCTTTCTGTTAACATAACAAAAACTTCTTTAATAGCTGTATCTACATCTGTAACTTCGGGTTGTCTTTCCCAAGGAAACTTTTGTTCTGGGTCTCTAGTCAATGATTCACCCGGAGTAGGGGCATTGAAAGGATTCATTCTTTGTTCTTCAAATTTATTTGGTTGTGTTTTATCTAACTCTGCCATGTTATGCTTTTCTATATTTCCTTGTTTTGTTTGCTATACTTCTAGGTTGCTTACTATGTTGCTTACCTTTTTTCTTATCTTTTCTTTTTGCTGCTGTTGTCGCTGCATACTCCGCAGCAGATAAACTCTTTATTGCTGCAGAAGGCAAGTATCTTTCGCCAGTAATGCTCGATTTTTTTCCAGACTTTGTTCGCCACTTTTGTTTTCCCCATGATTTTAAACTCTGTTGAGATTTAGCCAAAGCC